GAATGGTTTATAGGGCTGGAAACCAGTTATCTGCCCCTTATCGCCATAGGTATAGATTTGTTTTTCTGTAGACCCCATCATCCGCTCGACATATGGACGGGCGTATTCAGGAATGTTCGAGGTCTCAGACTTGGTCGTGGTCGGGCCACCGCCACCACCGCCAAAGTAGAACGTAAACAGGTCGGGGTTGAAAATAAATTTTAAGAAGTTAAGCATTCAAGTGCTCCTCGCGGTACTCCGCAAAGCGTTCATTAACAACATCTTTCCACATTTCCGGTACGTACTCTGCGGCTTTTTCTGGCCCAACACATACATGTATTGCATAGGCTAAGATATTTCCAGCGGCATACCTAAGCATGTGCGCCGCCTCTAACCCACGTTCATCTTTCTCACGCTCAAATTTGTTTGCAGTCTGATACGAGGACACCACAGTTATCCACATGGGCATCACATCGCGCTGTATCTGCTGGTAGAAAGGGTTCAGCGGCAAGTAAACAAGGCATATAAGGAAAGAGTTGTTTATCTCTAACTCGCCCACGTCTTTGTCTTTATCAACCAAGTCGTCCCATAAGTGCGCAAGGTCTACCAACATACGGTACATCTGTAGCGCGTCGGTGTTGCCACCAAACCATTCTAGTTTCCCGTAATTATTCATGCGGGCAGGTGTTTGTCAGCCTTACTGTTGACCGCTACCTTTTTCTTGCCAATGCTTTTCTTGCGGGATTTCTGCACGCGCTCCATCATGGCGTACAGCTTACGCGCACCCGCCTCAGTTGAACCGTTACCTAGTTCAGAGACAATACGCGCTGGGATTACAAACTCGCCATCAGCAAGACGAGCAGGCTGGCGCTTGCCAATAACAGCAGGAATAGAATCCGAAACTCCATCGCCCGGCCCCCTTAAGAGTCGTCCACCATCGGAATAACCACCAAGACCGTGCATGATGCCGCCACCCGCAGCTTCAATCGGGATATCCATATAAGTTTCAATATCGCCAAGATTAGTCTTCGGCGTCGCTGCTACTGGCACTTTGTTTTTCTTGGCTAGACCTGCATAGTCCGCCGCCGCAGTAGCAGCGGGGTTGAAGCCTAATTGCTGCCTACGACTGCGCGGAACAATACCGGGATCAGAACGCTCGTTAAATAATTTCATTGCTTCTTTTTCGCGCTCTTTTTCCATCTCTTCGTAAGACTTAGTTAGACTTCTAGAGGCTCTTTGAGAACGAGTTTGCAGACCATACTCGCGACGCTGCGCCTCAGAAAGACCGCCTTCTGCAAACCGCGCTTCACCGTTGTAGGTACTAACAGAAGCGTCAGCCGTAGGGGTCAAAGTGTTTACAGGCATGGGCGTGGCTGAACTTACAGAATACGCTGGGGTTTGCAGCCCTGCCATAGGGAAGCCGGTGTTAGCCCCGATACTATTCATACGAGACATATCTTCAACCGGGCCACCAGCCTGATAGTTCTGATACTCATACGAGCGGGTAAACGACGGCTGTTCAGGTATTGTCGGGCGGAAATCCGACATATCGACCGTACTCTTGTACTTGTCTTTGTCCTCTTCGTCCCCTTTGGGTTTGTTCATGAGCTGCCCAACCGTCATGAGGCCAAGACCGGCCTCCGTAGGATATTTTTTAAAGAGGTCTAGTCCAGCTTTAACACCTTTTTCTAACGCATTTGGCTCGGGGGGCGTACCAAACGATTGCCGTAAAGCATCTGACGCTTTCAGTCCAGACCCATCGCCTGTAGGAGGATTGAAAGATGGCCTAGAAAGCGTCTCGAACGCCTGACCAGTCTCTGGGTCTATACCTTTGTGAATGCCGCTTGACTGAGGGCCAAACGCTTTGTCTGGCGTCATTTTTATGCCGGGGAAATTTCCACCGGTAGAGGGCATTCTTGCGGCCTGTTCAGCTAAAAGCTGGGATTCCGGCGCGACAGGCGAGCCACTCTTAATTATCTGAGCTTGGCTAAATTGTGGTGACCCAGACTGAATAGCTTGCGCCTTTAATGCGTCTAAATTTGGCGCACCGGCAGGGGCAGGGGTAGTGGCGGGTGCAAGAGGTGTAGGGCTACCATACGGCACAGAAGTGGTCGCAGGATTATAATAACCAGAAGAACCAACTTGAGCAGCAATATCATCTGCGGCTTGTGGAATCATCTTCTGGAACCCCTGCGCGATACCTTGCTTACTTGCTTCAACGCCAGCTTGTTTACTGGCTTGTTGAGCCATTTGCTTCATCGAGGCATCAATAACGCCTTTCTTGGACGCTTCAAGTGCTGCGGTCTTACCGGCTTGAACTCCCACTTGCTGCATACCGGCTTGAATAGCTTGCTGTTTAGCTAGTTCTAGCGCGGCGGTTTGAGCGGCGGCGGTTCCGGCAGCGGCGGCGGGCGCAGCCATAGCAGACTTAGCGACAATCGCAGAAACAATGTGCGGCATGGTTAAATCTCCCTCTTCATAAGCACTAGCCCCATGTTCTGCCCGTACTTATATAAACCAAACATTTTGATAAGTTTTTGCGCCTTCTTATCATGTTCTAAAGGCGTTGCATAGACCTCATTGTACCCCTCAGCCTTGAGATTTGGCGCAATGATATTAGTAAAAATACTATGGTACCGCTTAAACTTAGAGGGCGACCACGCCCCCTTTTCTATATTCAAATGGAGCGCAACGCGCTCTAGTTCAAATATGTAGTCACAGAGGAAAGTAACTTCCGCATCTTGATAAAGAGTTCTGCGGGGGATCATACTTTTATCTTTATTACATTGTCTGCGGTAGTGTCACGGTACAAGTCCCCCACCCGCATATTGGCTAAATCCGCTTGAGTAGGCAAGCTTGCGACCCTTACCCCTGTTGCCTGATTGATCACGCTAAAGTTCATAGCGGACACGATTTGATTCAGGTTTATGACCTGTGTGGACGCTGCACTAGGGCCGGGGTTGTCTAGCTGCTGAAAGTAAAGCCTGAGAATGTTTAGTAGCTGATCCATGTACTGCCGGTCGTATTCGACGGGCGCATAAGGCAGCGCCGGGGCTCTTGTTGTCCCAGTTGACATTCTTATCTCCTACCGTCTGGACGCACATCCATACTAGGCGTACCCAACTGCCACTGAGTGCCAAGCGTGTTCGACTCTATTTTGAAAGCCATCTGCCTGCCGCGAACGCGTGTGTACACAATTTGTGTAAATCTCTGCACCTCGTAAGTGTTCGCATCCGCATAGTTATTTTCAGTTATAACCAATGGACTGTCCGCTGGCCCATAAGCCGAACCCGGGTTTCTACGTGGGAGAACTGTGAAATCCACCCGTGGGGTTGTAGCACCCTCAACAATATTAGACCCGTCAAAAGTAATATCCGGCACCATACGCCACACAAACCCGTAGTTATGCCCGTCGCCAATATCAAAGTCAGACGACTGAATGTAGGCATTGATGGCTTGAGGCGCGTTTGTAGAGTTGTTGTTAACCCCTGTCTCATGAAACACAAGGCGATTAACGTCTGGGTCAGCCGCCATAGGAGCACCGCGCAACGGACTATCCAACCAAGCCGTACGACTTAACGTGCCGTAATACCACACACGGTCAAGGTGGTTGTAGATGACGTATCTGTCATTAATTTCTGAACCAGCCGAGCAGTAGTGCCACCACACCTCGTTGAAGCCCTCATTAGTACCGGCAACCACTTGGTAGAACTGATCGCGGTTAATGTCGCTATACACGAATTGACGGAGCGTAGATGGCAGCGTTTCTACCCGACCAGCGTACATATAAAACTTGTCGGTGCCCATCCAATACACCACGCCGTTAACCGTAGCCATAGCATTTGGACTGCAAATAGAAATGTTGTCCGCTAAAATATTAAAGTTCCAGACAAACGGCGGCCCAGCGTACTGCATGGAATACATAGCTGTATCTGTCCATACCAGATTTTCTTGACGGGTCTGCAACGCGCCAATAATCAAAGAGCCGTGAGACAGTCGATAGCTACCCGCCTGATTCGTAATTGCTGGGTTCCAATCCGTATAGTCTTCAGACACAGACCAGCGAATAAGCAGGGGGTCAAGAACATCGGGGTCAGGGTCGAACGAATAGGGGTTGCAACCGAACGCGATCAAAATACGCGTAGCGTCAGAAATAAGCAGTTGCAGTACCTGAGTAGGGCACTCTGGGCCTGTTACAAGATCACCTCTAGTAGCAAAATCAGGTTGAGTGCCGGGGCCCGGCACCCAGATATAAATAGGGCCACCACGGTAAGAGAACAGCAAAAACTCGCCGTAGTTAATTTGGCTCCATAGACGAAGCTGCTGGCCTACACCGGTTGTAAAACCATCACCCCAACCCAACCGACTCCAAGGGCCAGCGCCCCAACCCGTGCCAGAGGTGTATACAGCTTTACCAGTTGAAATTTCGTAAGAAAAAGTAGCGCCGTTAGTTGCAGTGCCACCGGTAATAGCAGGGGTGGCAATAGTAAATGTCCAGAACGTAGAGTCGATGACGGTGATCTCTTGATTCCCATTTATAAATGACACGGGTATGCCATTTACAAACCCAGTAGCACCTGAAATAGTTACGAAGTCGTCCGTCTGACCGCCATGCCCCGGATCAGTAACTATGATTGTGGATGAGGCAACCGTAGCACCTGTCGAATGCGCCGCTGCTGTTGTTCCGTTAAAACCGCGCACGCAGTTTATTAGTGTATTACCGGTAACGGTGCCGTAAAAAATTTGCTCAGACCCGATGTAAATAACACCGCCAGCAACGGAAAAATTTGTGGCGCTTGCTAACAGAATCGAAGTTTGATTTGCATTGACGCCACCGTTTAGGGTAGATACCGCTGTGGTAAACGCATTTGCTGCTACCGTACTAACGTAACGAATAGGCGTAATGTCGTAATACGCGCCGCCGCTCTCAATATAAAACTTCAGGTGTGTGCCAACCCCAACAAGGTTAAAACTTTTCAACGTCACCCAATTCCACAACGAACGGCAAACGCCTAGAAAAGTATTGAGAGAAAACGCTGTCCAGCCGCCAATCTTCTCCGGATAGCCCGAACGAAACCGCACCTTGTCGCAAGCAAACCAACCGCCTTCGTTAGCAAGCGTGGTGCTTTCGCGGTTTACACCGGGGCGAAATTGCAGTCTCTGTAGAGGCATGATTAACCTATGTTAATAGTCAGACCTTGAATGGCTGGCATTGAGGTAACAGACACAGTTACGTGTTGTGCGGCTTCCCACGGCTGACCACAGTTCGTACACATACCACTCGACGCCTCGCGCTCACTTACCGGGTCTTGGCAATTGATACACACCTGTTCAATCGTATGCGCTGATTCTATGGTGCCGTCAGGTAAAACTGTCGCTTCTCTAATGAGTTTCATTGGGTGCCCTTTATATCTTGATGCAGGGTAGAAGTGCTATGTTGCGTGGACGGGTTTCCGTGCCGCCTGCTGCGCTTGTAGCTGTAGCTGCTGTGGAATAGTTACCAGCGGTATCTTGACCAGCAAACGCACCCCCGACAATTGTTCTTTGCCAAGTATGTGTATGACTTTCAAATTCATCAGCTTGAGCACTACCAAATACACGTGCAGGATCAACCCCACGCCCGTCATCCCAGCCGCGTATAAACTCACCCCGTAGGTCAGGTAAATTAAAATTACCCCCAGAACCGCCATACGTGTAGCCTATTACGGCAAATAAGGCCGCATAAGTAGAAGTTGAAAGAGATGCGCCGTTGGCTTTTAAATACCCAGCAGGTGCGGCGTTAGCAGCAAACCAAAAAACAGCGCCCGTTGGTACTCCGCCAAATAATGTGCCTGCTACCGTCAAGTTCCCCGTAACAGTGGCGTCCCCTGCGATAGTAGTACCGGTGGTTCCGTTAATAACGGTTGTCATTTGTTACCTCACTTAAAGAACGGGCC